AAGAACAAATGAATGAAATAATTGCTAAACGAGTTGCAAAAGTTAAATCATCATATGACGGGATCAACCCAGATGAGTTTAGAGACTTAAAGAATCTACAATCACAAGTTGAAGATGAGAATCTAATCAAAAGGCAAGACTTTGATCAATTGATGAAGAAGCACAAAACTAAGTCTGATACTGAGATCAGTTCACTGCGCGGTGAATTAGAACGTATTAAGATTGATGGTGCTTTAATAGATGCAGCGTCACAATTGAAATCAATTGCACCTGAACAAACTGCGAAGTTACTTCGCGAACAGGTAAGATTGGGATCAGACGGTAAGGTAGTTATTATGGATGGTGACAATGTTCGCTACAATGATGACTCTGAACCAATGACAGTTTCTCAGTTAGTCTCAGACTTCCTGGACACAAACACTTACTTCAAAGCAGCAGGACCAAGCGGGACAGACTCAACGAGCAACACCGCTACAAATGATAACCAAAAGGTTACACTTGCTGACTTAGATATGAACCGACCTGAACATCGTGACATTTATCGCAAATGGAAACAAGAAGGTAAGGTTTAAAATAATTAATAGGAAATATTAAAATGGCTTTTAACACAGCATATGATTTATCGGCATTAATGGTGCCAACCAAAGCAGCGGCAGTATACGCAGCACAAGAAAACAGTTTGTTCATGAATGGTTTTATCATTCCAAACATCGTAGTTCCAGCAGGATCTTTTTCTGCACAGGTTCCAGTATTCGCAAAGACTTCTGCACAAGTATTGACTCAAGCAGCACACGCTGTAGATGACATTACTTCTACTAAAGTAATCGCAAATAACAACACAATCACTTTGGATTTGTTCGCAGCACGTGACACTCTTCGTGATCTTGGTGGTGTAAACCCAACTGAACTAGGTCGTGTATTGGGCAACGCTGTTGCACAAAAGTATGACGAAGCAGTTGTAGTTGAATTGTTAACTGCTACAGTTACACAAGCAACTGACGCAACTATCAACCCATTGTGGGATGCTGCTGCAACTATCCGTCAGGCTGGTGAAATGGGTCAGTTAATGGCTATCGTTTCTCCTGCTTACGCTGCTATTCTTATGAAAGCAATCGGTGGTGCTGCATTCGCTGGTGGTGATTACCAGACAGAAGCACTACGTAACGGTTTTGTTACTAAGGTTGCTGGAATCTCTGTATTCCAATCTGCGCACATGACTGCGCTAGGTGTTGTATTTGGTGCTGACGCAATGCGCACTGCATCACAAGGTGGACTTGACATGGAAATGCAACGTCGTGCAGAAGCAGTTGGAACAGACATCGTGGCTTCATACGCCGGCGCTGCTGGTCTTATTGACGACTCACGTATTGTTGAATTAGTATAAGTTTAACACACATATTGGGGGTCGCAAGATCCCCTATTAACGGAGATTATAATGGCATTTGCTACAAACGATGATTTAACAGTATACATTCAGGACATCTTTGATCATGGTGTATCAGATTGGAGCGATGAACTTGCTTTAGCGGAAACCGATGTTACTAACCAAATTAGGATTAGGTATTGGGATAAGTTTGAAGATAAGGCTCAGTTTGATAAGACCAAATTGGTTGAGACTCAATGGAAACCTGCTACTGTATATCGTGCCTTGAGTGCATACATCTTACCTAAGTTATCAACATTTAGACTTGATGATACCTTTATGGAACAGACTGCATTCTATAAGACACAATACGCAGAAGAGATCAATACACAGTTTCAACTAGGTATTGAATACGATAGTGATGGTGATGGTTCTATAACAGAATCAGAAATTACCACTATGACACAAACAAGGTTATATAGATAATATGAGTAAAAGGGAAAACATAGTAAAAAGGTTTTACGAAGTTGCGAAAGATCAACGAAGTGTTAAATTCAATACAGTGGTAAGGGATCCGATAATTGCGGAAGAATTACCAAGGACTGGGTTCCCTGCTGCTTACATTGAATCTTCAAATGAGGAACGATTGAACATTACTAAAACTCTACGTGAATGCAATATGGACATTGCAATTGTCATCACCGTAAATGGTAGAGATAGAGACACACAGAGAAATGTTGCAATTGAAGCAATTGAAGAATCAATCTATAATGATACAAAAATTAATTCGTTAGTAAATAGCATTGAATTAACAAACATAGATATAGTTGACTTAGGTGAAGCATCACCATATGCCACCGTAACGGTGACGTTTGGCGTGACCTATTGTTACACTATATAAATAGACTAAATTAGGAGATAAAATTTATGTCATGCACAGCAGGCAAGAACGGAGTATTAAAGGCAGGTGGCACAGCCATCGCTCAACTTACTTCTTATTCAATTTCAGAAACAGCGGACACAACCGAATGCACGCACTTTGACTCTTTGAGTTATCGCGAACATGCAGTTACGTTCAAATCATGGGACGGTTCTGCCGACCTAGTATGGGCACGTCAAGATGGTGATATCGTAGTTGGTAACACCTACGTATTAGACGTATTCCCAGAAGGTGATAGCACAGCAACAGATTGGAAGATCAGTGGCACAGTTATCATCACTTCATTCGCACTTACAGGCGCTACAGAAGACAACGTTTCGGGATCAATTGCATTCCAAGGCACTGGTGTTCTAACGCGCGGCGTAGAAGCGTAAAGTAAATTATGTCCAATCAAAGCAAAAAAACTATAAAAGATTTGCAAGCCGAGATTGGGCGTGACTTTAAGAAATACACCGACGACTTCTTTAAGTCGTTGGTTTCATTAACCCCAATTGATTCCGGACGCGCCAAAAGCGGATGGGTCTATCTTTATAACAACCAATTAGGTAAGAAGCCTTCTTACAAACTGTTCACTAACAAAGTGCCTTATTCGGCAGTGTTGGATAATGGTTGGAGTAAGCAAGCACCTAAAGGTATGTTTGAACCAACAGTTAAACGAACGAGGCAAGCAAGATGAGCATATTAAATAACGCAACAGCACACTACAAAGCACAATTATCAGGTGATATGAGAAAATTAGAAGTTCCAGAATGGGACTCAACCATTTACTTTAAGCCTATTACTTCATTAGCAGATGAACAGAAAGTAGTTAAACTACATTCTGAGGGAAAGATCATTGAAGGCATGATAGAATCGTTAATCCAAAAGGCATGTGATGCTGATGGAAAGAAACTATTTAAGTCAGCAGATCGTGTAACTATGATGCATGAAGTAGATCCAGAGGTGCTATGAGGATTGCTGGGCAAATTAACAATACAGTATCCACAGACGCAGAAGAATTGGGAAACTAATAAAAGATAAAGAACTATTCTTTATCTTTCAAATAGCAGAACAAATGCATACTAGCGTGGAGTGGGTAATGAACAATGTGAGTTCAATGGAACTCCAACTATGGATTCTTTATCATACAAAGAAATCCGAATTACAATCAAGGAAACGATAATGGCAACTTATGATATTAATATCAACGCTAAGGACAATACTGGTTCCACTCTATCAGGTATTCAAAAAAAATTAACCGCTCTTAATAAGAATGGTGGTGGTGCTGTTGGAGGGTTAACCTCCAAAATAGCACTGTTCACTGCTGGTGCGGCTGTCGCTGCTGCCGCAGTATTCAAACTAAGTTCAGCAGCAATAGACTCAACACGTCAGTTCCAAAACTTACAGAACAGTCTTAGACTAGTTACTAATGGAACCACAGATCTAGCAAACCAAACAGATCGTCTACGTCAATTGGCAGTTCAGAACAGAACGTCATTTGCATCTACAGTAGACCTGTATTCAAAATTAAAAATATCTACAGAAGAACTCGGTTATTCAACTGGGAAAGTAGAAGAATTAACAACCAAACTATCACAAGCATTACAAGTATCTGGCGCTGATGCTGGAACGGCAGCTGGTGTTATTAAACAGATTGGACACGCAATGGCATCCGGAACTGTTCGCGGTGACGAATTTAACTCTATCGTAGAAGGCATGGGACCTGCATTGGCTATTATGGCACGCGAGTCTGGATTAAGTGTTGGTAAGTTACGAGAGATGTCTCAAGCAGGCGAATTAACAGCAG